GTAATCGACTTTTAAATTATCTTTGCATTAGCTTATTAACCATTTATTGTAAGTGTTAAAAAAGTTCTATATTCATCTAACTTTGTTTTGTGAATTGTAAAGGTTTTGACCGTTGAACCCGAATCAACGGTTTTTTAATTCCATCGAATTATAGGGAATTAAAATGGCATTTCGGGGTTGCCGTCTTTATTTATTCTCGGTGCTAATTCTTCAAACGCTCCTTGCTTCATTCTTTCACTAAACGAAAGTAATTCTTTTCCGTTTACTATATCAGGTTTTGAAGTAGGAAAACTATTTGAAATTGGTTTAGGTTCGTGTTTACTTCGATTAGCGTATATTTTATTATCAGCAAAATCTTTAATGTAGTATTGATATTTTTCTACGTCTAAAAATAATTTGTACGTTCCGTTTCTTGAAACGCCTTTAGGCTTGCTTTTAGCCACTTTTAAATGCACTTCGTTTTCTTGTGCTATATTACCATCGTTTAAAATTAAACCCGTTGGTGGTCGCCAAGGAATTAAAACCGTTAAGCCTTTTCTAAACCATACTTGACCGCCAGCAAAATCTCGAGCGCTCGGAATAGGGTAATAACTTATTTCAACTCCTTCTTGTGTTTTACCGTGTGTTAAAGGTTGGTCACGTACATGATTAATAATACAGTTGTGTCGCTTCGTCTTTCGTGCGTTTTTACGTGCAAGTCCTAAAATTCTACTCAAATATTTATCCTCACGTCCTAAATCTTCGTGTTTAAACTCTTCAGTAAGTTCGTTCCACGGGTCGATAGTAGTAGTATGTATTGTTATTTCTTGTGTGCGTTCAATTTCATCTACTAATTTATAAAAGCCTTCTAACGTTAAATCTTCGTCGATAGGGTCAATTACTATAAAATGATCGTTAACAAACATTTCAGCAGCCACTTGTTCGCCTTGTGTCATTGAATTATCGCCTATTGTGTACGGTTTACCGATATATTTATAGCATAATTCAGCGTATATTTCGGCAGCGTTACCCGTTTCAGGTGAAAATATTACGTGTTTCCATCCGTGTATGCAACTTAAATTAATTAGAAACTCGAACCATATTTCAGTTTTACCACTCGCTGGTGCTGCACCTATGTAAGTTGTACACCCTTCTTTTACCGTGTACGGTATTTGGTCAAAAGTCCAACCGATTGATTTACCTCGAACGTTTTTAAGGTTACGAATATCGTTTAGTTGCCCTTGTAAATCGCTTAATCTTTTATACATAATTAATCAAATATTTGTCTTGGTTGTTTAACTTCAATTTTGCTAATATACGGAAGTGTGTTTAATAGTTTTGTTTTCCAGTTTTTAATTTGTTTGTTGTTTCCGTCTTTCCAATTGTTTACTTTCCAACTTTCGTACTTCAATTTAACTTCGTCTTTATTTATGTTTGAAATTTGTTCGATTGCAAATTGTAGAAATTCAGTAAATTCAGGTATATATATTTGTTCTTTTGTTTCTTGTTTATTTATACTATCAGTGCTTTCACGTTGCTTTGTTCCGTGCTTTATCAATGCTTTATCAAGTGCTTTATCATGTGCTTTATCAAAATTTGATAGGGCAACTATATTACTTGAATACTGATTTTTGCTTTTTTCAATCAGTTTAACAAAACCAAATTCAACTAAATCATTCAAAGTATTTATGTAAGTATTGTAACTGCGAATACCAATAGCTTCTTTTGCCATTGTCGTAGGTAAACCAAATTTCTCTTTCCAACCTAAACGATTGCAATGTTCAATAATAAAAAAATAAAGTGCTGTGTGATTAGGGTTTATTCGTTCTGGATTCTCAAAAGTCCAATCGAACCATTTTCTGCTTAGGTCATAACTATTCATTATAATAAAATTTTAATAGCAAAGGAATCAACCTATCAATATCTTCTTTATTTAATCCAACCTCCATATACGTTGAACCCTTATAAATTGAAAATAACATTGTTTCACCCATTCCAACAATTAATGATTCTTCTGATTCTGGTATTAACTTACATCTAAACTCTATAAAATCCATAACTTAAAATTTTAATAAATAAAAAAACCCCTTAAATCCACTGGGTCTCACGTCAGTTTCATTAAGAGGTTCAGTAACTTCTTTAAGTTCTTATGGTGTGAGACCGAACTGTTTGCAAATATAATAATTATTTTATAATTACTGTTGGTATTGCAGAATTAATTTCAAATATTTCGTCTATTTCTAATAATCCATTTGAATAAAACGCTCTGTAATACGTTAAATCCGTTTCTTTGTCGTGGATTCTTTCTGCTTCAGTTAAATAATATACTTTCATTACTAATCGTTTTCTAAATTTATTCTTTCTATTGTTACTTTTAAATTACGTTTACAGCTTCGCATTAAGTATTTAAACCTTACACACTTTGAAGGTAGTTTAAACCGTGTTAAATTACGCCTTACTTTCATCTGTTTCTACTTATTGCTTCAATAAATTGGTATCGAGTCGCTGCGCTTAGTTTATTTTTAAAGTCAAAGAACTCGTAAACGTTCCCAGTATATCCAAACTCAATCTTTTTAGCTTGTTTGTGAATAGTAAAGAAATAGTTTATTTCGTCTTTTAGTATTTCGTAGGTTCTTATTCCCTGATTCCTGAATACTACCGAATAAATCGTGCCGCCAAACTCCTCACTTTCCACGATAGCAAAAGGCGTACGTGTTAAATACAATTCTTTTAAAGTTACTTCTGTTTTCATTTTTCGTTTATTTTGTTATTTATTAATCCAATTACTATTGCTATAAAACCAACACTAAATAATAGTAGTGCCATCTTTGCTTCTTCTGCCATTAGAAATTACTTTTTATTACTAACTTTAATTCTCCATTAATATCCGATTCCGTACTTTCGTGGATCTTATCTACAAACTTTTGTGTAAATTCTACTTCGTGCCATTTATCTGGCGTTTCAACGCTTTTCTTTTGATTGTGGTACATTTCTACTCCCGAAGCAATTAACTCTCTTAAATCGCTTAAAATAGCTATTAAATCGCTTTTATTTGTCCATTCGAAGGAAACATTTACTTGCTTAGTTCTTTTTTGCTTACTTGACCAGTTCATTTTGTATAGTTTATTATTGCGTCTAAATAGTCGTTGTAAAGCTTTTCGTTGAACGATCCGCCTTTATCTTCAGGGCAAATTTTATTCATCCACTTGCGCTTTAAATAAGTTATGTTTGGCTTGTGCGGAAAATATGTATTAACCACGTTTTTAATTTTTGAGTTCATGTTTTTTAGTTTTAGAAATTAGTACTAAAGATAAACAAATTACACCAGCTCCTAACATTAAGTAACTGTCGTAAGTTGCACCCAACAAAATAATTATTGAGTTAATTAAAATTCCTGTTCGTTTTTTCATTGTGTTTGTTTTAATGTTTCTACAAAACTAATATAAATAATTAATATAACAATAACTTTTTTCAATTATTTTTTACATAAATAACAAAACCCCTGATTTCTCAAGGGTTTCAAACACAAAACAAACAGAAAGAAAATTTTTATTTTCCTATCTTAAAACGTCTTAAAATAAATTTTACTACTCTTTTAGCAATCAGTTTCCAAATACCGCCTTTAGATTCGACTTTCACCTCCAACCCTTCAGCGGTCTTGGATATTTCAATATCAATGTTTTTACTATCTAATTTGAATTCTTTGTTTATATCGTCTTTTAATACGTGAATATCTACGTTCTTTGAATCTATATCCAGTTTAATATTCGTACCGTCTTTTTCTAAATTAACGTCTACGTTATCCGTATCAATTGTTATTTTTTTCTTTGCCATAATATTCTATTTTGCCCAACGTGCTGCTGTTCCTCTAACATCGTAATGTACCCAAGTCGAATATGTACCTAAACCGCCTTGTTTCATTTTACCAGCTGCGATCAATTTTTCGATAATAGCGGCAACTTGCTTAGGTGTATAACCTTCTATTTTAAAATCCGCAGCTTCGCCCGTAATATGACGAGATTTAATTGCGCCTTTAATCTTAGCATTAAATTCCGCGTTTCTGTACCCGCTTGTTATCTTAATAGGCTTCTTTACCTCATCCCGTAACACTTGTAAATTCCTTGCAAGTTCCTGAATATTTCTTAATACGGTTTCAGTAAGCGGAAAATTGTGCTTATTAAACTCGTTTAAACTGAAATTGTTTGTTAGCTTCATATCTTATTTTTTCGCTAATTTACGATTTTTATTTTCAAGTACCGCAACCGTGTCATTTTTTATAATCGGAGCTTGTGGCTGTTTTTCTTCAATAGGTTTTCTATTGTAATATTCGTTTTTATCTAAGCAGTTGTACAAACGTTCTTTAACGTCTTGCACCTCGAAATGAGTGTACGCAAGCCACAAAGCCAAAACACCTATCGCACCTTGTTTCTTTATCACTTCAATGAATTGTGTAATAGGTATCATTTTCATTTAACTTCGTATTTCGGTAGTTCTACGTTATTAACCCAATCAATAATATCTTGATCGTTCCAATCTTCAGTATAAGAATACCCGTTAAATTCAACCCCGAAAATAGTTGAATCAGTTGTAAGCAATACGTTTGCCGTACATACTTTGTCTATAATGTTGTCTATTACCGTTGTAACTGTTACCGTAGGGTTTACTATCTCTACGTTGAATTGTTCAAATTTATAAGTTGCCATTTTTTATTTATTTATTAAGTTAATGTTGTTCCTGTTACTGTGAATGTTCGTACTGCAAAAACAGTGGTTCTTGCTGTTGCCTTGGCAAATTCCACTATTGGGGAATCTGAATTTGCAATAATTAAAAAAGCAGTAGTTGTGCTTCTTTGTGAAGTAGTACTTGTAAAATGACTTAAATTTAAAAAAGAAAAAGGAGCATAGTTTAAATTTTGAGCAATTCCCCAATTCATAATGTTCATTAACTCATTAAGATTAGGCAACCTCCAACCATTTGTAAAAGTACCTACTGAAAGAGCTAAAGCCCAATCAATTGCCTGGTTCCAAGTATACGACAAAGGTGAAGCTAATTGATAATAACCTAAAACAGTTGAACCATTATAAGTACTCCAGTCTATTCTTATTCTATTTGTATAAGTAGAACCGCCAAGCTCATCTGTAAATCTATTAGTATTACCCCATGGATTATTACTTGCTAAAGTAGTAAAATCAGTAGCTCTACCCGCTTCTAAATCGCCATCGTCACCCGTACGGTAACTTGTTGTTTGTCCCGTTTTAATTAACGTAGCCCCTACGGGTGCAACACCCTCGCCGCTACATGAAAAATATTCTTGTGCTATTCCCCAACTAATATCGTTGTTACAAGCTCCTTCACCCCATCCTATATCATTTGCCATATCTAATTATTTATGTTGTTATATCTCCAGATAAAACCCACTCATTAGTATCTATCTTTATTAACGTTGCTTGTGCATATTGTGCCGAAAGTTTATTTTTACCGCCATTACTTCGCATCGTTACCGTAGCAGTTGGTGCTACCGTAGTTTGCCCCGTACCGTACTGAATTATAATAATTTCCGTTCCTATTGGAAACGCATGACTTGTATTAGTAGGTATTCTTAAATCGTTAGCCATGTTATTATCGACTTTAATAATTTTGTTCGCATCCGCTAAAACTAAATTGTTTAAAGTCGAAGAATAAGTATTAATATTTTTAGTTACTATTTCAGCACCCGTAATATACTTACTTGCAAAAGTACCGCCTCCAGTATCTTGTGCAATTGCAAAACGATCCGAAGCCGCTAAATTACTTCCTTTCGCTGTTAACTGACTTATCTTTACGTTCGCCATTTTGCTTGTTTAAATACGTTATTAATTTCTTTATGTTTTCTTGTTTCGGTTTATATTTCTTCATAAATACCAGCCTTGATAATTATTGTTTGTGTCGGGGTACATATCCCCGTTTGAATTACTATTGTATTCAGGAAATTTGTCGTTATTAAAACTTATATGTTCAATAAATCTTTCAGTGTAATGCTGTGCAATACTTCTTTCTTTTTCGATTAAGAAATCTATTTCAACTTTTTCTACGTTAGTTGCGTTTTCTGAATTGTGTTTGTACACCCCTTTATTTGCTATTGTGTAAGCTGCAAAAGGTAAGTATTCTACCATTGCCCAGTGTATAAGCATCGGTTTAACATACGTAACTAAAAGATTATTATAGTCGGTTGGTATTGTGTAAATAGAAGCTATTGTAACCGCTCCATTTGTACCACCCGAAACAGTTGCAATATTTCCAACTTTGTAACCCGTGCCAGCTGTATTTATTGTAGCGTTTGTAATTAACCCACCTGAAGCTGTAATATTCAATTTTAAACCCGTTCCCGTTGCGCTCGTTGTATTTACAGCCGTTCCCGTAGTGTATCCAGTTCCTTGGTTACTTACTGTTATTGCAGTTGGTATTCCTGAAGTAGCTAAAATAATTTCAGCTTGTAATTTTTGAAGTAAATCAGTACCTAAGAAATTTTGTATGTGAATGTCTTGAGCTATTTTAACGTACTGAATAAAATTGTCCGTGTCTACGTTACCGTTCATTGCAGTGAACTTTACAACGTCTTGTCTTGTAATTAAAAGTGCTTCAGCCATTATCGTGTAATTTTTCTTTTAGGTTGTGGGTTACTTGGTAAAAAACCGTAATTAGGCATATCAACTGGTCTTGCGCTTACTTTAGAATCGTTCTTTACAACGTACCCTAACTTTTCAGCTTTTTTAACCGCAACTTGTTTTAACTCTTTACTGTTTACATCAATTGCTTTGCCGCTAAATGTAGCGTAAACTCTTTTGTTCCAACGGTGGTGACAATTACCACCGCCTTTATAGAACCAAATTGAATAAATATCAGCACCTTTTGGTCCCCAACCTTCGTTTACCACTTGCGAACCCATTTTAATAATATCTTCTTTACGATATATTTTATTAGCCGCCATCATTTCACGACAAAATTCACGTTCGGCATTTTCAGCTCCAGCGTAAACGTACCGAGTTAAGAATTTAACACCCTCTATTACTTTGTCTTGCTTACTTGAAATGTTCGGTCTATTGTCGCCCGTTGAAACTAAGTTAACTATTTTACTTAATAACGATTGTTTTGGCTCTTTAGAAAGCGTTTCGTTCTCTTTGTCGTCCGTTTCATAGTCTACGGGATATTCGTCTATTAGAATCGAGTTTTCGGGTTCGTCTTCGCCTAATTCAATTAACGCTTCAGCTATCTTAAAATCTTTGCTTAATAGTTCGGGTGCTAAATCACTACCGCCTTGTTCAGGTGGTAAACCTACTATGCTTCGTATTTCGTTAGGTGTTAACGTTTCAATTACTTTATTAGCTACTAAAGGACTTAAATTATTGATTGAATCTAACAAGCGTTTTTTATCGCTATTTGTTGTCAAGTCGCCAGCCGAATCTAACGGGTTTAACGTTTCAAAATATAGCTTTAAAGTAATTCCGTTATAATGTAGTATTGTTTCAAACGCTTCTATTATCTGGTCTTGAATAGGTTTTACAACCATGTTTTCAAATAACACTTGTGCGTTACGTATTTCATCAGCATTCGAGCTAAAACCATTTGCCGAACCTAAACCGAAAAGTAAAGGCGAAGTAACGTTATGTGCTAACATAATCTTTTTAACGCATTCCTCACTTAATGAATTGTACAAGTCTGGAGCATCGTTAACGGGCATTTGATCAACCGTAGTTTTACTTTCTTGGTTTGCATTAAATCCGATAATAACTTTTTTGCCTTGTGGTCCTGTTAATTGGCTGTTTACTTTATTTGTAATTAATAGTTGTTGTTCTTCAGTTGGAACGCCATTATTAAAGTTAATTACTACCCTACCCGAAAAACCGTTTTGTACTTCGTTAATCAAATAATCAGCTATTTCTTCTTCTAACTTTGCATAGGGTAAACCACCTTGATAATCAGGTAAGGAATAGTATTTCATTCCAACAGCATAAGGCTTAGAATAAAGTATTTCTACTTGTTCATTAGAATATCCGAAAGCGGGTATTCTTTTAGGTACATATTTCTTTGTATCTTCCCAATTATCTGAATAGTAATAACCCTCTATTTCTCCGTCTTTATTACACTTTTCAGCACGTAACAAATTCACGGGTATATGATACGCCTTTAAAATCTTTTTATGCGCCTTGTCGTAGTGAACTTGCATAGCAAATTGACCGAACATTTTACGATCTAAAACTATTTTACGAATACAATCAGCATGAAATAAAGCCATCATTTGAGCGTACTCGTTAGGCTTTTTATTAGCGTCTAACGCACTCAATCCACGCCCGTATATTAATCTATTAACGTTGTTAATTACCGAGCTATTAGTAGTTGAATTAACGTACCTATCAATAATAAACTGAAAGTAATTATTGTCTTCGCCAAATTCTACCCAAGCGTCTCGTTTTGATTCTTGAATTACTGGCGTCGTGTATGTACTTAATTCTAAAACGTGTATGTTATTCATAAACTATAAATTCATTTGTTGTACTGTTTGAAACGTATTGACCGTTATTTACTGTAAAGGTATTAACGTTTTGATTAGTACAAAATATCCTATCTTTATATACTACGACAGCACCGTTAATAAATACTAAATCGTAAAAATGATTTTCTACTAAATTAAATTCAGCTTCTAAAGTGTCGTAGTAGTCGCCTACCGTGTGCGTATAGCCAGTTATTTGAGTTGTTACGCCCGTTTGTTCGTCAGTTATTCCAACATAATCAAACGTATGCGACCTTGGTATAAATACAAAAGTTTGATCGTTTGTTGAAGTATTTAGAATAATCATATACTATTAACTTAAAAAGTACAAAATTGTCCTTAAAACAAAAAACCCCTACCGAAGTAAGGGTTAATTGTATGCAAGTATATGAAGGAAATTAAGAAGTAACTATTGTTGCATCAGTACCAGCCCCAGTTTCAAATAAAACTTTCAATCCGTTTTCATCTGTTACGTCAAGGAAATTAGCAGGTGAAACTTCCATTGCTTCGAACGTTAAATTATACCCGTTGAAATCACCTAAAGCCGAACCTGAAGAAACAGTCCCCGCTGTTACGTCAGCGCCTTGTGTAAGTCCCATCAAAAAGAATTGGTCAGTCATTGTTCTAACAACTATTCTCGGTCTACCATAAGCAAGTAATTTAACGTTTTTATGCGTTGTAACGTCTTGTCTTTTTAATTGGATAGTAAGTGTTTGTTGAAAGAAAGTAGTACCGTTGTCGCGGCTTGAATTGATTGTAGTTTCAAAACTGTTAGCACCTTTCAATTCGTAT